GCCATCCATCTCCTTGCACACAGGGCATGTGCGCTCGTCACCTGGATTGACTATCTGGTATTTACTCACACCGATGTCCATGAAGCTGCGCATCTGCCCGTGCGCTCGCGCCACAGTCGCGGCATTAGCTGTGAGCATCTCGAAATACTGCTTATCTGTGCCGTGGAAGCCTTTTGGTGTGGCAACGTGTGCTAATTCCTTTGCCATCTTCTCGCGCATCAATTTGCCAGCCTTCACCTCATCGCCACCAGCCTCCACCATCACTTTCTTAGCTGTGTCTGCTACACCCGACGACACACCTGTTTCATAGTGGTCACCAATCCAAAACAACTGATGATCCTTCAATGCTTCCATGGCAGCCTTATCTGCCAAGTCAAAACTGGGTTCGATGCCATATGTCGCCTTCGCAACAGGCGCCGTCTGCTCTGTGTAATTGGGCACATCGTACTGTAGCGATGCCGATGTGCGGCGCAACGCCTTCTTGCGTCCTGCTCGTCGTGCCAACCTGTATATGGCTTCAAACTCTTTCAGATATGTGTTGCGCACTTCCGTCGCCCATCGGTCCATGATGGCATCGACAGCGGCAGCAATCTGCTTTGCACTCTTGCCTTGTGATGCGAGTTGGGCAGCCTTATCAGTCGCCTGTGCTGCCAACCTACTCCACACCTTGTACACATACTCTCTGAGACGTTGTTCTGCCTTCGCTATCTGTGCCACTTCTGATAGCGCCAACGCCTTGGCGACAATACCGTCAGATGCTCTCAGGCCGGCATACAACCGCTCCAAGCGCATGTGAGCGCTGTCGCCAATCGGTATGAGCACACACTCGCCCACAAGCGCCTCAGTCTTCGTCTGCTTCGTCTGCGCTGTGTTTGGACGTGGCGCGCAACACATCGCCTCGCCACTGATCTTCTATCTTCTTGTTGATAGCAAGCAGCTTGTCGATGACTTGATCTTCGTTCAGCAGGTCGCCGTCGTCGCCTGTGAGCGCCTTGATCATCTTCAATGCCGTGACTTGCTGCCCTGGTTCCACAGCGCTGGCCATGTTCTTCACAGCCTCTGCCATCGTCAAACTGAATGGCACATCAGCTGGGAAGTCAACCGGGAAGTCAGGCAACTCTTGCCCCAATATCTCCGACAGGATGCCACGAGCAATCTTGGGATTGATGCCGCCAGTCTTCTCGGATGTGGACAAGATGCTCACCAACTCACTGTTGTCCGTTGTGTTCGGCGTGTTGGACTTGAATTTGTGGTACACAACGCCCATGTGCGGAAACAAGATGCGATTGATCATGTCGTCAAAGTCATCGCGTTCAGGAGCGAACAGCTGTTCATCAGCCAAGCGCCTGCTGGCTTCTGCAGTGGCGCGTGTGTAGTCATCCGACCTACCAACGAAGATAGGCGGCAGCCGCCAAACACGGCGCACCTTGTCCTGGTTGTTGGAGCTGTACTTCTGGAACAACGCATCCTTGTGTTGATGCTCCACAAGCGGCTTGATTTCCATCTTCACTTGGCCAGCGTCTTCACCCTCTTCAACGCCTTCAGCTTCCAAGATCAAAAACTTACTGTAGTTGTCTGAACCAACAATCTGACTCTCGACGAATGTTGATATGCGTTCGATGCTGCCCTGTGTGAGCTGGCCGTTGCTCACCATCACCACCATCGACGGTATGTTGTTGTTCTTGAATGTTGTGTAGTTGATTTCCTCAGATGCTCGGTCGCCAAAGATTGAAAGTAGGTTGCCAATGTACCTGGGCAGCCCATACGGCGTGCGCGCGCTGTACAACGTGATGTGTATCAACTCATTGGCACGACGCGTCACGGGCATCGCGGCTATCTTCTCTGGTGTTGTGATCAGCTCTCCAGTTTCATTGTCGTACACACGCGGGTCACCAAACTCCTTGTACCACCTGCATTTGTAACCGCCCAAGATGGTCAGATTGCGCGTTTGTGTAGCTTTCGTCTGAACGTATTTTCTGAATCTTTTCCAAATGTTGATGGTAGTGATCTTGACGCTGTTGTCCAACTGCAACTCCAAGATGGGCCATTTCACTTCAATGGGATTGTCTTCCACAGCTGACAACCTGATCTGATGGCTTGGGATGTGAGTGAAACCTTGGATGGTTCCAGCTGCGTTGCGTATCACTTCAAAGCCAGCATTGCCAGTCGTTTCCAAATCCTTTCTCAACCGCTTCCTGAACTCTGTGAAGCTGTACTCGATGATGGCATACATGAAGAAGTTTTCCAGCTTGACCTTCTCTTCTCGCACAGCTGCCTTCATCACTTCTGGGATGCCAGCTGCTTGCATCCTGATGCGAGGCACAAACCTGTATCCAAACCCGTCGATGTTGTTCATCATGGCTTCGACACACTGATTCATCTCAGTGTTCTGCTCTGGCAACATCGATAACACAAGCATGTCAAACGGCGGCTCAATCACCTTTCCTTCGTTGATCATACTCAAGATTGGGTCTGTGGTAACTGCTGTGGACATGCCACTCGCTGTCGTACCGGCATAGTGGTCTGTCGGTGCCCCACCAGCCTGCTTCTTGATGCTGACCACAAACGCTCTCACGGCGCCTTGATTGGCCTTGTGTGCTTCTTTGGTCGATGCCACAGCTATCTGATCCGACATGCTGTTCTCCTATATGAGCCCAGGCTCTGATGCTCTGCGCCGCTTCTTGCCTTTGATGTGACTTGCTCGCACTGCCAAATCAAACGCATCGAACAAGTCTTTGTACCTGTGGTTTGGAAACAACACAAGGTGCTCGATCAGCAGTTGGTGGCTTCTCTTGAAGAACACACGCTTGTTCTCGAACAGCGGTGTGAGCTTCCACGCTCTGCTGATCTTATCCTTGTCTTGGTTCACAGGTATCATTCTGATGTTCTTGTCTCTGTCTTTGAGATTTTGATACTGAGCAGCTTGATAGTTATTGGTTTCAATACATCCGCGCAACACTTCCCATGCGTTGTAATCACGGATGATCTTATCTGTTTGCTGGTTGAAACGTAACTGCCCTTCAAAAAAATCCAACACATAATAGTTTTCGACTGTGTCCATACCTAACACAACAATGGCAAATTTGTCCGCTGTGTCCTTCTCGCTGATTGCCAAGTCAATGCCCATGAACACTCTGAGACTAGTGCGGCTTGGATAGTCAGCATCCTCCAATACCTGGCAATGGTCATATTGAAAGATTTCACCCTTCATTGCTTCTGTGTCGCACTGATACTGGGCATTGAAGATGATGATGCCGCTGTTGCGCCGCTTCTCTTCAAACCACCTCGGTGGATACTTCTCTGGCCATGGGCTGCGTTGGTGCTCGTCCAACGCTGGGATGATCTGGTGATGTTTTGCCAACTCATGCTTGATCAGGTGCCCATACAGGTCGTCATAGTGATACCGCGTGCCCAACCTGTGATGTTCACCTCTGTGTGGTATCCTTGAGTCAGGTGGTTCCAAGCATGGATCCAGCGTCTGATAATACCAACTGCGCGTCTTGTCGCGCATATACTTGGTCCTGGAGTTGTCTTCATCGACCAAGTCGTCATCTATGAACACATCGTAATGCTTGCTCACGATGGTGGCATCAACGCCTACGCATGTGATGGATGCTTCCTTTGTGTGATGCGTACGGGGCAACACTTCTATCTCTCTGTTGTCCCACTTGGTCACCTTTCGTGGATCATAATACTCGCCAAATAATTCTATCAGCACTTGGTTACCTTCCAAGTGTGCTTTGATCTCTTTCAAAAATGCTTCTGCGTTGGATGTAGTCTTGCTGGACAGCAAGATACGCAGATTGGGATTCTTCACAAGCAAGTGGATGCACTTCGTGATGTTACACACTGTAGACTTGCCACCGCCACGGAATGCCAACTGCAAGTTGTTTGGATGTTGGAACTGGTAGCGCATCATCGCCAGATGATATGGCTGGACTTCATACCCCAACACAGCAGTCGCTAAGATGTCGATGCGGTTCTGGTCGATGATCAATCTGCGCAACCACTCCTTTCGCATGCCCTTGTACTTCTGGTACATGCTAATGAGATGACCGCGCTGTTCTAACTCCAGCGCCTTCTCGCTTTTCCTTGCTGCAGCACCAACCATCACAGCCTCAAAATGCCACTCCACATATTGTGTGTGCCTTTTTGAACTGGGGTTGCCTCTTCCAAAGTGGTTTTGAAGCCGTGATCCTTCAACCATTTCTTGGACTGGTTAGGTGTCCACAACTTCCTGTCGAATCTCAGCGACTGGATAGCGGTCTTGCCGCTGGTCTTGATCCCAATGATGGTGTCGATACCCTTTGGGAATCCTTTGAGATGCGTCCTTCTGAACTCAGTGAACTCGCCTGGGTCTACCTGTCTTGCAGCATGCTCATTAGGGAATGGCATGTGTAACCTCAGCGATCAATCGGTGCCGATGATGCCACATACACATCGACTGTGCCTGCTGCGATTGCCGTCACAGACACAAAGATTGTGCGACCGTAGCAGTTGAAAGCGTACTCCTGAGGTGTGTTGGCACCTATGCCCGAAACAGCAAGCGCAGGATACTGTTTGATGAAGGCGCCTGCTGCTTCGCTCCAGAACAGCACCTCCAGATTGGGATTGGCACCGCCGCTGGGCACGACTTGGACAAGGCCAACTTCGTACCCTTCCATGACCATGCCGTGCCTGCGTTCTGTGTGTGGCACGGCGTCTGCTGCGGCAACAGCTTCCCTGTGTAGCACGTAGTTGGGCGCCTGTTTGGGCGATGATTGGATTGGCATGGGTCACCTCTTCCAGTTGGATTGTTTGAGCACTGTGCTGCCCAGATTCGATTTGCACCAAGCCAACACAGATGATGGTTCAAAATCACGGCATGAGAATACATCCATGCTGAACACTTTCCTCAACGGCCATGTGTGTATGGCAACATGCGATGTGGACAACACAGAGCAAACACTGACGCCACCCTCATCTTCAAAAGGCACAGCGCCCAACTTTTCTATCGCCTTGGGCACTGTGACTGACATAATTGAAAGTTGACGCATGCCCAACACTGCTATCAATTCTGTCACTGCGGTCTGCAGCTTACCACGATCATTCGGCGTGCCCTTCGCTAAACAGTCGCCGTCTATGATCATGTGTCTGCCTGGCATGCCTGAACACCCCGAAAATAGAACGCAGGCGACGTGTTGTCAGCACGTCGCCTTTGTCCTACGGCACCACCTACGTGCTGCCTCAGTCCTCAACCATGTAATGGACCTTCTCAGCGGCCACGTTGAGGTCTGCGTCGGTGCCAACACGAAAGCCATCAGCCAAAGGCGTGATGCCAGCCGACATCTTGGTCAGGTCGCCTGCGGTGACCCGCTTCATGCCAGCCGCGTCGGCCATGGTCTTGGTCCACTCGGCGGTGACCAATCCTGTCTCATTCCACAGCTTGACCAAGCTGGGTCTGAAACCGATTGTCTTGATGTCGAGTTGGGCACCTGTGCCGACAAAACTTCCAAACACGCTGCGATTCGAGCCAGAAGCCATTGTACACCTCCTGTGTGTTTGCTCCTTGACAGCTCAGGGCCATGGCCTTAAAACCCTTGCCTGCCGATACACGGCTGGGAGCAGTTGTGAGTCCAGACCAAACTTTTAACTTGTATTGCACCAAAAGTCTAGTTGTGATTTGTTGTGTCAGCGTGGAATGG